CTACTGGGGGCACTGGTCAGAGCCAGTACCGGAGGTAACGCTGTACCCAACGCTTGACCCAAAGGAGAATTCTGTACCCAAACCCGCTACCAGCGCGGACGCCGGAACTGGCTCCGCACTGACGGTGCCGACGATTACGATCAGCGCATGGGGGATGACGCCGAGACAGGCGCTATAAACCGCCTGAATCGTCGGACTCGCCGTTCCCATCGAAATCCAAGGGGATCGTCTCGTTGAACCGTGGATGCAGCGTATCCAGGTGTGCCTTGAACGCCGCCCAGTCTGGACTGATCTTCATCAGGGTCACCACCGAGCCGAGGTGCTCCCGCAGCTTCGGATAGCCCGCGTTTTGGGTGAGGCGCTGGAACAGCTTGTCCTTGGGTCGGCCGGTGCTGGTCTTGCGTTGCACCCGCTTGAGTTCATCCAGCACGCCGGGGGCGATGCGCTTGTAGACGATGTCATTGGTGAGGTTGCCGAAGTACTGGGGGCGCTTCACTGAGTCGCTGGAGAACGTCAGGCCGCGGAGCCGGAACAGTTCACGGTAGTAGTCAGTCGGGAACGTCTGCACCCACGCTTGCAGCTCCTGGTCCACGAAGGTTTCCAGAATTCGGGCGAGCGCGTCTCGCGTGCGGACTTCCTGGTATCCCGTCGCCTCGTCAACGAGCGCGATGATGCCCACCTGAGCGAGGCCTCGAACAAGGATCTCAGCTTGCCGAGCTACGTGCTCCTGGTTGTGCGGGAGCGTCTTGTTCTGTCGAGCCTTGAGGTAGAGCTCGCAGGTGACTGGCAGCAGCTCAGCGCGATACCCGTAAGCCCGTCCACCGCGAGGAAGTGTGAACGGGATCGGCTGCGCCGCGGCAACAATCTCGTCGGTGATGAACGGCCGGACGCTCTGAGTTCTCAGGAACGGTGGCAAGTTCTGGTCGGCGGCACCACTGCCTCGCGTGCGGCCGATCGCTTTCATGAAGGACGCTTGGGTGATCACCCGCGTTCCGTCTTCGAGGACGTAGCACTCGATGTCGACGCCGCCGATATTCAGTGGCCGGTCTTCGGATCCGCAGATGGCGGGGAGTACTTCTCCGCTCCACCGCTTGTTCGCGGCTTTCTTGGCGATCGCGGAGCGTTCAGCGGAAGTGAGTGCTTTCGCTCTGGCAACCCCCCCTGATCGACCCCTTGTCTCGTCGTCGCTGCTTGCATCGTTTTGCTTGCTCGCCATGCGCTAACCATACCATGTGCAAGCATTTCCAAGCTTGTGCTTGCGTATGAAGGTTGGGTTCACGCACACATCGCGACACCGGTTCCGGGTAGCCACTCCACCTGAACGCAAAAAAGGACGCCCCATCCCGTTGAGAGGTCGGGATGGGGCGTCTCTTTGACTTGCCAGTCAGGTCGATCGTATCGCTGGTTTCAGGGGAGCATGAGCACGTATGTGAGTAGTGCACCGCAGCCGAACGACATGATGGCGATGAAGATGGTGCAGCCACAGATCAGGCGTTTATCCGCCATCGGCCTTCCGTCGCTGCCGGTCCCGGTTCTGCTCCCGCCATAACGACACGAGCATCGGCACATACGCCACGGCTCCCAAGCTGTAGATGATGAACCGAATGATGTCCCGCCCCGGGTAGTCCATGTGCCACCACACCGATATCGCAGCCTGGATCAGGACAAGCGCCAGGATGAGCGACTTGACGAGATAGATCTTGCCGATGCGGTTGGTCCACCAGCGTGACCGAGCCCCATACAGGACTGCGAATCCGATGGTGAGCGCTGCGATATAGATCATGGAGACGTTGGCGGCGATCCGGTAGTCGATGTCGAACCAGATGTCAGCGGTGATCGTCGCTGCCACACTGGCCGCGCCGACAGCGTAGATCCATCTCATCGGCCACCCCAGGCGTGCTGCAGCAACTCAGTCCATCCGTTCTTGTCGATCTCACGCCGTAGCCGCGCTGAGACCTGCTCGGCTTTGGCGGCCTGCCATTGGGCGTTGCTCCGTCGAACTTCAGCGGCATCCTTTTCGGCGCTGGCCACATCCCTGTCGCGGCGCACGGCGGCGCGTTCCCGCCGCTGCCGAAGCCATGGCCACGTCACCGGCTACTCCCAGCAGCGTCACGGAAAGCCTGCAGCAGTTTGGTGGCGGTGTCCTCCATTGCATCCCGGGTGGAGATGGTTTGCGCCTGAACTTTGATCGTCTCAGCGTCGATCACGGCGCGTTCCCGAAGGTCGGTAATTGCGGCGTCCTTGCCGTCGACGATCTCGCGGTGGTGCCGGCCGGGAATGATCCAGCCGCGGATGTATCCCACGGCGTGCACCGCGACGACGAACCCGAGCAAGGTGACAACACCAACCTTGTCCCACAGCTCCGGGTTCCACACCGGTGTCATGGTCGGGCGGCAGGCTCAACCGCCGAAGACATTGAGGCGGTGCCCTTGTTGGCGACACCAGCAGACACGATCGACGTCAGCACTGACAGCAGTGCCGCGCCCCCACCAGCTCCGCCGAGTGTGAGCCAGTCGAGGTGCAGGACGTTGACCGCACCACCGCCGAGGGCGAGGATGACACCCTGGGCGAAGCTCTTGAGTGCGCGTTCGGCGGTGTCTTTCCAGAAGGTGAGCGACCAGATCGTGTTCATGGGTTCCTCCGGTTGTTGAGTGCGAGACAGAGTGCTGCGACGACGGCGGTGAGGCTGTAGAGGTAGCCGAACGCCATGACGACGTACATCAGGACCGCAGGAAGTCGAGCGTTTTACTTGTCGCTCGGGTTTAGCCCCGCACGCCAATCGGCGTAGTCGGTGACGCCGAGAACCTTGTCTCGAATCTCCCCAACTGCATTGACCAGCGTTTGGCCTCCCAGTTGCGCCCACTCAATCCTGAGCTGGTCGTAGGTTTCCTTCGCGTAGTCGGGTGGCAGTGTGGGGCCAGGCTGCTCAGGCTTCGACTCGAACTCGCCACGCATATCCTTGGCGACCTCGCCGCGGAACCACGGCATGTCGATATTGCCGGGATCCCATTTGCCCTGTGCGGCACCGGCGTATTCCTTGTGTCCGATGACCCGGGTGGCGGGCAGTTCGAGCTTGAGTGCCAGTGCGGCGCAGGTGTCGCGCATGGAGATGATCTGCGCGTCGGGCCAGCGTTCCGCGGAGTCGTAGGAGCCATCGGCGCGGATTGTCGGCCAAGCACATTCGATGCCGATCATGTGCCAGTTGGCATTGTTGGTGGGAAGCCACGGGTACGAGCCGGAGCCAGCATGCCAGCAGACACCGACCGCGACGATGGTGACAGTGCCGTCGGGGGCAATGTGCAGGTTCGACAGTGGGCCGGGCAGGTCGGGGCGTCCGTTGGCGATGGACTGCGCTGTCTCACGCGAGTTCCCGGTGTGGTGCACCATGACACCACGGATGTCTTTGAAATCGCCATGCCCACGGTTCTGCCATCCGGGCAGAGTCTTGAGCCGGTCACCGAGTGCCGGCCTGAGCACGTCTTCGAGCCAGGTCGGGTCGCCTGTCCAGGTCACGGGAACCTCCGGGGTGGTTGGGGTTTCGTTGAGTGAGCGGCGCAGCACGGCCCACGCTTCGTCCCACTTCTCGGCGTATCGGTCGGGGAACGCGGACTGCTGAACGCGTTGGGCGAACTGGCCTGCCATTAAAGGGCTATTGGCTGCGGCGGAATATCCGTCATCCAGGCGTTCAAGGAAGGTGTTCGCGGCCCGGGACAGTGTCATCATGTCTTGAGGTGTGCCCCACCACGGTTCGCCGTTCGGGCCGGGTTGCTGTTGGAAATAGCCGGAGCTGCGGTTGTCGTCGCTCTTGGAGTCGTGCGGGTAGTTCTTGGTGGCTGGTACGCGGTCGTTGGCGGAGCACCACCATTTGCGGTTGTCTCCGGTGCCTGTGCCGACTTCGGTGGAGATGGTCATGAGCGCGATGACGGTGGCGAGCTCGTCGAGACCTCGGGCCAGGCTCACGGCGTGGACTTCGCGGGCGATCTGCTCGCGGGTGCGAAGTGGCCCTTCGGGGCGAAACCAGGTGAAGCTCACAGGTGTCCCTTGCCGAGAATGTCGCGGATGATCGGGATGCCGGGGAGTCCACCGACGACGGAGGTCAGAACTTCGCCGATCTGCTTGGGCAGGTTCGACAGGTCCGGGAGTTTCGCAACGATCTGGTCGTCCAAGTCCGACAAGTCAGGAAGCTTGGCTTCGAGTCGGTCTGCGATGCGGTCGGCTATCCGGTCTGCGAGGGGTCCGAAGAGTGTGGCGATGAGTTGGCCGATGCGGTTCACGGCTGGTCCTTTCACGACGAAGCCCCGGTCACCGAATGGGTGCCGGGGCTGGGAGAGTTGAGCGCTAGATGTGGTGGATGGTGTCGTGGTCGCGGATCGTGTCGAAGATCGGGTGGCCCACGTAGAACGCCCACATAAGGAGCGCGGAGAGGCTGAGACCAGCCAGTGTGCCGGCGGCCAGGGCGCGGGTCATGACGCCAGCGGTGTGAAGCCGATGGAGTTGGAGCTGATGCGGATGATGTCGCCCGACACGCCGCCTTTGGACACCGATGCCTGTGCGGAGTAGAGGAAGTTGCCCGACGTTGAGGCGTCCCAGAAGCTCACGCCGGTGATGGTTTCCGATGCACCGAGGGTGTGTTCGGGGGTGTTGGACATGGCGATGGATCCGGATGCGGCGGCGTTCCATGCGCAGGCGTAGCGGGTGGTTACGGAGCTGCCGTTGCTGGTGCCCGCGGCGCCGGGGTCGCCGGTGTGCATCCGCGCGTAGACGGTGGCAGGCGGGGTGTAGGTGGTGTTGCGGAATGCGTGGTCCAACAGCTTGTTGGCGAGGTAGGTGCTGATCCCGTAGGCCATGACGATCTCCTGGTTTGGTTGGTTACTGGTAGGCGTAGAACCACACTTGGCCGCGTGCTCCGGCGTTTCCGTTGGAGAAGGCGTTGCCGCCCCTTCCGCCCGCACCGGGGACGTTGGCGGTGGTTCCGGTAGAGGTGGCGCCGCCTGCGTAGGTTTGGCTGTTCAGGGAGACGTCTTTGCCGCTGTTGGCGTTGCCGGATGTGACGGCGTCACCGTTCTGGGTGCCTGATCCGCCGCGGCCGGTGCCTCCGGTGCCGGTGATGGTGTTGCCGTTGATGGTGGCGGTGCTGTTGCCGCCGTTGCCTCCGTTGCCCGCGCCTGTACCGGCCGATCCGCCTGCGCCGACAGTGCCGGTGATGGCGGTTTCGGTATAGGAGAAGTCGACGCCGCGTTGCAGTGTGTCCCAGGCGAATGCTCCGGCGTCGCCGCCTTGGGCTGGGGTGAACGCGAAAGATGCGCCGCCGCCCCCACCGCCGCCTCCGAGGACGATGCGGTCGACGAATTGGCAGTTGCGGGGGAAGTTGTAGGTGTATGCGCCGGTGGTGGTGAAGCTTGCGGCTGCAGGTAGGCCGGTGGTGGGGAATCCGAGGGTCGCGGCGCGGGTGGCGCTGATGGCGGTTGACAGTGCGATCTGCGCGAGCCGATCCAGGGTGTTGGCCCGATTCACGGTCAGCGTTTGGGCTGGGGCCAGTGTCGCGAGCCTGTCGAATCCGAGGCTGCGAACGGCGGTGAGGGTTTGCAGGGTGTCAAGGTTCGCCACACGACTGAGACCCAGCGTCTGGGCAACGGTCAATGTTTGGGCGAGGTCGATATCGTTCAGCTTCCCCAGGGACAGTGCGCGTTCCGCAGTGACGGATGCTGTGGAGCTGATCTGATATTTGCCTTGCAAGGCGACGTTGCGTGCGGCTGTGACCTGCTGACTTATCGCGATTTGCAAGATTGATAGCAGGGACAGGTTGCGGGCCACAGTGACGGACCGGACAACCCCGAGCCCCTTTAAGGCTTGCAGTTCGAGGTCGGTGACACATTCGACGGTGAGGTTGACTGGACCGAGAGTGAGCAGCACCGCCCACTCCTGGCTGCTCGTGCGTGGAGGCAGTGTGGGGTCGGTGGTCCAGCCGGGTTTGGTGATCGGTACGGGTGGGGTGGTGGACCAAGACACGATTCCACCTCCCAAACACTCGCCGAACTATTCACAAAGGTCAGTAGCTGGTGGCACCATCACAGGTGGGGAAATTGCACGTCCAGGGGGACGAGATGGTGCGGAAATCAACGGGCTGTGAAGTAGCGGGCTGCGACGGGGCGCATATCAACGAGGGGTTGTGCCACTACTCAGACGGCCCACACAAGGCCAAGGGCCTCTGCAAGCGCTGCTACAACAAGGCCCATCGGGTCTACAGTCAGCGCCGAATGCCCGCGTTCCATGTCCTGACTCCCGATGCGGTGCGGGAAATCCGACACCTGTACGCGACCGGGAAGTACAGCCAGGCCGAGTTGGCCCGGAAGTTCTCTGTGTCGGGCAAGTCGGTGTGCCACATCGTGAATCGGAAGTCCTGGCAGAACGTGGAATGACGAAGGCCCCCGGTTTCCCGAGGGCCTTACATGGTCGGGGGGCTAGTGGTGGGTTCCCGACCAGAGGTCGCCGAAGTAGCGATCCATGGTGCGCTTGCGGGCGATCCGGTAGTCCTCGACGGGGCTACCGGCGCGCAGGTCGCTGGTGCGCTGCTTGTGCAATTTGGGGTCTTTCCAGTTGGGAGGCTTGGGTGCTGCGATCGTGATCTTTTTCGGCTCCTCGTGGGCAGACCGCGTGGTGGAACCCTTGTCGGTGGGTTCAGCGGCTGCGGTGGGTGATCCCACGAGAGCGATCGCGCAGACAGCGGCGATCGCCGAGATGGCACTGCGTAGCAT